GGCTGCGCAGTAATTAAGCAAGTAACTGTTAATTGAGGAATATTCCCCCCCTACCATTCCACACTATACTTAATCTGCCCCTGTGGGATATCATAGAGCCTTCGGTAATTGATGGAGAGGTATATGCGTGATTGGTTAGCTTGGTATGAGGATATGTCGCACTGTGTAATGAATACAGACGGCTACCACAATTTTATTCCATATAACTTTGTTTTGAGCCAATTTACTAAACAAGCAACAGGGTTAGTATGCTCCCATTGCTTGCAGTTGGTTGAGATGAAAGATGTACAAGAATGCAATAGTCAACTTAGCTCTTTAGATACTTCTGATAATGTTTAATAGACTGTTCTTTCTCGGCCTTGCCCAATGGAGTGTTATAATACTTCTTGTAATACTCCCAGACTGCATCGATGTTTTTATGGTCGGGGATGGGTGCCTTGACTCTACGATAATGCAATCTAGCCATGGCGGTAGCGTACTGTAAGTCATAAATCATGCGTTCTGGTAAAGGCATGGAAGTCACGTTAAAGTTTAGTGCTAACATGTTTACAAGATGCCCTTGGTTTTTAATATAGTTCTGCCAGATGTCGGTGTAAGTGTTTGGCTCCATCTGATAAATACCTAATGCTGGCCCCTTAATTTGCTTTAAGTAAGTTCCACCCAGCGATTCACAAGCGCAAGTAAAGACGAGCAATTCCTCGGCATCTATGCTATACATTTGTAACTTATCTAATGATGGTTTAATAATTAACTCTCTGAGTTGTTTAATATCAATCATTTGTAACCCTTATAAAATTTAGACATAATGATTGTAAAGGAGAATCTAACAATGACAAAATTAGACCCTAAAAAGATTTACGAACAAGCTAAAAAAAATATATCTGGCAAAATATACGATGAGAAAAAGCATTGCCTGATGGTATTAGATATTATCGGCAATGGTGGCTCTGTTGCTGAGTTTTGTGTTGAAGCTTTAATATCGGACAAAACTTATTATTCATGGAGAAAACACCACCAAATTTTTGATGAATGCTCACGTATAGCCGTCAATTTTGCCCAAATGTTGTGGGAACGTGAGGGCGAAACTAATGCCGATAACCCAGACTTCAATTGGAGATTCTGGGAAGGTATTGGCACATCTAGGTTTTTTTACAATAAACAAGGCCGTGTACGGATTAACGTTGATGAAGATGCAGACCCACATGTTCAATATCAGCAACTAATTAGACAAGCTGCTGAGGGCGATTTGAGCGCATCTGAAATTAAGCAGCTTATGGAATCAATCAACATTGGTATCCGTGCTTATGAAAGCTTTAAGTTGCAGGCCGAAGTTGATAAGATGAAAGACGATTTAGCAAAAATGAACTTGGAAAATGGCGACAATATTATCTCAACTAAAGACGTTACGTAAGCAAATTAAAATCCCTCACCGGATTAAATTTGTTGATAGGGTAATACATCCGTCCGAATTTCAAGAAAAAGTAATCTATGTACACATTTGGATATAGGGGATTAATATGAGTTGGTTATCAAAAGGTTTAAAGAAATTAGAAGGCGCAGTAGCAAGTGTTATTCCACATCAAACTGCTGCTGAACGTAGAGCAAAGTCAGATGCAATTAGTTCATACTATGCTCAAAAAGAAGCTGCTGTTGCAGAGCAAGCACGAATTAGTGGTGAAAAAGAAGCTGAAAGAAAAAGAATTCAAGAGAAAACAATTCGCTCTATGCGCAGACGCTATCGTTCCGCTGGATTTATGCAACCCATGAGCGACATGGGCACTCAAGAGAAATTAGGATAAAACATGGCTGACAGACTAGTAGACCAATTTAAGCAGCGCTACAACCGTGCAATGCAGATAAGCTATCTTTGGGCTAGTCTGCATGAAGCATGTTATTTTTATGCTATACCAAACCGCAATCGATTCTGGCGACCCAAAGAACAACAAGGTGAGGCTAAAGGAACAAGGGTTTACGATACAACCGCTATTGAAGCCACTAAGACCTTTGTAAGCAAGCTTCATACCGCTATGACACCACCCCAGACTCAATGGGGTTTTCTAACAGTTGACCCAGAGTTTGACGAAGATGATGCCGGAATTAGTCGGGATGACGCTCAACGTATGCTCAACGACTACATGCGCAAACTGTTTGATTACATCCACGACTCTAATTTTGATGTCGTTATCAATGAGTGTTATTTTGATTTATCCGTTGGCACATCATGCTTGGTAATCAATCAATACACTGACGAACAGCCATTATTATTTACTTCCATCCCGATGGATAAACTAGCCATTGAAGAAGCAATGACTGGCAAGATTGAATCTTGGTATCGTAACTGGGAAGATGTCAAAGCAAATGAGATTACTGTTCGCTGGCCAAAAGCCGTATTGCCACAAGAGCTAATCAGAGAAATTAAAAACAATCCTGACTACACTATTAAGATGGTTTACGAGGGGGTAATGTATAACCCTCAACGTGACAAGAAATATCAATACGTAGTTTGCTCTGATAATGATATTTTCTACACCGAAGACTTTGAAGTAAACCCCGGTATTGTTTGGCGTTTCCAAAAAACAAATGCTGATACATATGGCCGTGGCCCGGTAATGGATGCTTTACCATCGATTATCAGCTTAAATGAATTAGCACGTATCGAATTAGCTGCTGCTAACTTGAATACATTTAAGCCATACATGGCATTCAACGACGCTACATTTAATCCAAATACATTCAAGTTACAACCAATGACGATTATCCCTATTGCGCCTCTTGGTAGCTCTGGGCAACCGCCATTGATTCCATTGCCTGATACTTCAAATCCTCAGTTTAGCCAATTGACGATTCAAGATTTGCGTATGCAGATTCGAAGTTTATTGTTTGCAGATTCTTTGATTCCAACTGACACCAAACAACCTGTAAGCGCAACTCAAATCATGATACAAAACCAAACCTTGGCAGAACGTATCGGGCCTTTATTCAGTCGATTACAACAAGAATTCTTATGGCCAGTAATCGAAAGATGCAGTTATATCCTAGATAAAATGGGCTTATTACCCTATCCACAAATAGATAGAAAGATGATATCATTTGTGTATCGGTCGCCACTAGCTTTAGCGAAAGGACAGGAACAGATTGCTAGGTTTACTCAGTTCTTCCAATTGCTGCAAGGTATAAGTGGTCCGGAAGCTGCTCAAATTTTTATTAATCCAATGGAGTACCCATACTTGTTAGCTGATTTAATGCAAATCGACAACAGGCTATTGAATGCCCCAGCAGAGGTTGCGCAGGTCATGCAAGACCAGCAAAACAAAAGAAATGAACAGCAAATGATGATGGAACAACAGGCTCAACAAGCCCCACTACCACAGGTGTAAAATGACTGAACATAACCCACATATCGAACCACAGAATTATTATGAAAACTATACAACCGCAGAAAGCCAACAAGCAGGAACCCCTCTTGATGAACTCTGTTGGAATGTATTCAACACAACTGACGGTAAAAAGTTTTTAGAGATTATTAAAGAAAAGTTTTTGATTGCTCCAACACCCGGCCCAGTTGATGAGAAATACCCCAACATGTGTGTATTTTACGAAGGTTATCGTGAAGCTTTGAGACAAATTATTGGTAGCGTGCAAAGCTATCAAGCAAGAAAAGATCACGAGGCTAAACAGGCAGGTGTTTAATGAGTTTCGATACAATCTCTGCAACTGTTGAAGATATGGCAGCACAAGATGCTGCTTTATCAAATACCCCAGAACCTGCATGGTGGCTAGATGACAATACTCCCGGTGTTGGTGAACGTCCAGACTGGCTGCCAACCCAGTTTAAAAAAGCGTCTGATGTAGCTAAGTCTTATGCTGAATTACAAAAACGATTTGGTGAAGCACCTAATGAGTATTCTTGGGAAGCTGGCAAAGGATGGGTCGAGCCTGACTATGAGCCATTCCAAGAGTTGGCGCAATTTGCTAAATCCAAGCGAGTTCCACAAGATGTAATGGATAAAATGCTTAGCACTGTAGGAAAGTACCTTGATGAATTTGGTATCGACTATGAGGCTGAAAAGGCTGCTCTTGGCGAAAACGCTGACCAAAGACTGGATGTATTAAACAACTGGGCTAAAAGCAATTTATCCGAATCAGCATTTCATGCACTCACTAGCAACTTAAGAACCGCTGATGCTGTATTGGCACTAGAAGAATTGAGGTCAAAAATGTTAGGACAAAATACCATGATACCCGGTAACGAACAGGCTCAATCTGATGGAATCTACAATCTTGAAGATTTACAAGCTGAGTTAACCAACAATATTGGGCGTTATAAAACAGATGCCCGATACAGAAAAGAAATTACCGAAAAGATTGAAAGATTGCAAAACAATAAATAAATCTTTAAACTAAATACAAGTGTCCAGTTTTCTGGTAAGTTGGATAACTTGTATTTAACCCGGCCCGAAAGGATAACCAGAACAAAATTACAAGCCCAATTTAAAACGAGTTGTTTTCTTTAACTTTTTTTAAGGGGCATAAAATGTCTACATCTTTAACTAATGTGCAACAGATTGAGTTCGATGCACTTGTAAAAGCAGAATACCGTTCTCAAGGTTTCTTACTCCGTGATTCAGTACGCATGAAATATGATGTAATTGGCGCACAAGTAGAGTTCCGTAAAGTAAACCAAGTAATCTCTGTACCAACCGCTTATTTAGCTGCTGTTACCATTCAAGACCCCGGCTACAACAAAGCACTATGTACTTTACAAAAATACACTACACCAACCGCAGTGGACGAAGTACAAGAACTAACCGTAAACTTTGACGCTAAAATGGAAAACGCCATGTTAGTTGCTCAAGCTATGGGTAGACGTTCTGACCAAATCACAATCGATGCAATTACCGCTGACGTTGGCGACACCATTCCTGATGGCGGAACTAACTTCAACTACGAAAAATTCACACAATGTTTAGAGTTCTTTGACAACAATGCCGTTCCTCTAGCAGAGCGTTTTGTTGCAATGTCTGCTAACAACTTCAAATCATTGATGCAAGATGACCAATTCGTTTCTACGTTCTACACCAAGAATGACGTAATTGACCGTGCACGCATTCGTGAATACTTAGGATTTAACGTAGTCGTTATTCCTCAGATGACAGAAGGTGGCTTGCAAAAAGTTGGTAACATCCGTACCGCATTAGCATGGCACAAAATGTCTACTGGTATGGGTATCGGCATGAACTTCCGTACCGAAATCAACTACATTCCACAGAACACTTCTTACTTAGTAAATGGTGTATTCTCTGCTGGCGCTGTAGTAATTGATAACCGTGGTACGTTAGCAATCGAATGTGACGAAACAGCCTAATAAGGGGAATTAACATGGCTTTTAATGATTCAAGATTTACTCGCCAAACATTGGCGTTTAACAGCGGTCGAGTGACTATTGATGGTCCAGCATTTACAAACGGCCCAGCGCTGTTTTCGTATGCCTCATCTACTGATGCAATCGCTACTGTAACTGCTGCCAATTACTTTGCTCCTGTAGTTTATGATTTAGCAGTTGGCGACTTAATTTTTATCGATGCATCTGATGCTGACGGTATTTATTTAGTTGATGCTGTTGACCGTGATGCTGGAACAGTTAGCGTTGTTTCATATGGTCCTGCTGGTGCAATTGGAACTGCTAACCTACAAGATGGTGCAGTAACCGCATTAAAATTAGCAAGTGACGCTGTTACTACCGCTAAAATTTTAAATGCTAACGTAACTTTAGCAAAATTGGCTTCTGGCATTGCTCCAAGTCATATTGTTAAATACGCTGGTACTTCTGCTTATGCAGGCGGCGGAACATCAGTTGCTATTACTGTAACTGGCGTTGCAGCAACTGATTTAGTATTTGCTCAAATTCAAGCAAGCACTAACGCTGTATCAGTTGTTAAAGTAGTTCCTACATTAAATACAATTACAGTTCATTTTAGTGCAGACCCGGGCGCAGCTACAACCGTCCAATATCAAGCATTAAGAGCTGCTAGCTAATAGGAGAACGGGCCATGATTACAAAGACCTCCATTATTTCTAATGCGGTCACACAATTGGGTCATGCGCCCGTTGTCTCGCTGATAGACCAAGATGAACTTGTTGTCGCTGCTGAACAAGCTTTTGATATGCTACTACCTAGCAAATTAGCAGAGGGTAATTGGAGATTTGCAACTAAGATCGAGCAATTATCTCAATTGGTTGAAATTGTTCCACCTCCGTACAAATATGCATTTCAACTTCCAAGCGGGTGGCTAAAAGTTCTTAAGGTGTATCCTAATGTTTATGACTGGAATATATTCAATAACGACAGAATATATACATTTCAAGAAGGGCCATGGTGGATGGAGTTTATATTTCAGCCAGATGTGTCTCGATTACCAGCGCATTTTGTTAACTACTTTGTTTTTGAAATTGCAGCATACTTATGTTTAAGTAATGCTGAAAAAACAGACTACTACCAAGCAATTAAAGCTGAGGCCATAAGACAGCAAGGCATGGCATTGGCAGTAGATTGTCAAAACCATCCTCAATTCACTCAGGTCGATTTTCCTGTATTGGGCAACCGTTATATTGGCGGTGTTTATCCAAACTCAATTAACTAAGGATAGCTATGCCAGAAGTTACATGGTCGCAAGATATATTTAGTACTGGTGAATTAAGCCCTTTAATGTACGGACGCATTACCGCAGACCAATATTACAAAGGCGTTAAGAAAGCACGCAATACAATTACCTATCCTCAAGGCGGGATTGGTAAAAGATTTGGCACAATTTATAGAAACGAAATTACAGGCGTTACGGATTGGAGAGATATTTTCTTTGAAACCTTTCCATATCTTAATGAATGCGTTTACCTGCTTGCCATTGTACCGGGGGCAATCGAAATCTATTTAGAGAATGTTTTAGTTGCAACGGTATCAAGTACGCTACTTACAAGTGACGTTGTTCGAAATGCAGACTGGACGGTTCTTGATAATTTATTCCGAATAACCGCTGCCACAATAAGACCACAAGACATAGTTCGTAGCTCAACTAATACAACAATCAATACCGGTGCTGGCATTGTAAGCAACCAATTCACATTAACTGCTGCCACAACTGCTAATATTATTTTTCCAGTAAGATTTTTTAATGCGACACTTGCTAACTACCCATCAACAACACCGCAAATTAAAGCTGGTATTACATACTTTGCTAGAAGCAATAACACTGGAGCTTTAATTAAAGTTTATGCTACAGCCAGTGATGCAGCAAACGATGTGAATGCTTTTACTTTGAATACCGCTGGTTCAGGCACAACCACAGTATTTATTTACAATACATGGACATTAACACCGGTCACTTTTGAAAATCTGCCACAATATGATTTTGGTGACGTGGATTATTCCAATCGAGTCTTTGGGCTTGGAAGTGGAACTGTAGGCGCATCCACAACGCTTACTATTACATCTGGCGCTGGATTTTTTACAACAGCTTATGTTGGTGGTAGCTTTACAGATGGGTTTGGTGTGGCGACTGTCACAGCCTATATATCTGCAACTCAATTAACAGTAACTATTGTTTTATCATTCCCAGCAACATCGAACTTACTTGGGAAACTTTGCTTGGTCCGAGAACCAGCTTGGAGTGATACTAGAGGTTGGCCACAAAAATGTTCGAGCTTCCAGAATAGGGCTATCTTTGCTCATACGGACTCTTTAGTTAATGGCTTATGGTTATCTGTAATTAATGATTACAATGACTTTAACGAGCTTGAAACGGACGATGATTACGCAATTGCATACTATCCATCGTCCGATACAGTAAACGTTATTAAGTACATTGTTCCATACCGGAGTCTGACAATTCATACCAATACCGGTATTTATAGCACACCCTTATCATTTGAAAGTGCTTTAACGCCTAAAAACTTTAGTTTACAACTTCAAGAATCAAACCCAGCAACAGCAATCCAACCACAAGGGATTGATAATCAGATTGTTATTGTCACTGGCAACGATGTTCATACAATGCTGTGGGATGGAATTAACAACGCCTATGCGTCTAATATTGTAAGTGTGATTTGTGAACATTTAATAAAAAATCCGCATGATGAAATTTCATTTATTAACTTTACACAAGCTGGTAGTCGTTACATTTTTTTAATTAACGATGATGGCACATTGGTAATATACCAAACATTAATTAATGAAAACGTATCAGGATTTACCTTTGCTGATACCCAAACAACTGTTGTTGATGGACAATATGTTAGAAATGGCTATTTTAGATGGGGCGCAAGTAGCCCGGATGGTAGAGCATGGTTTGTTATTGAGAGACAAATTGCAAACGAGTTAGTGCCTCCATTCACATATAGCACAAAGTACTTTATTGAAGAGTTGAGTTTCAATGTCTTCACCGATTGTAGTTATGTTTATAGTGGGGCAGCTACAAGTACAATTAGCGGTCTTCCCAGATTTAATGGTCAAACCGTTTCAATGGTCGGTGACGGCTATGGTTTTACTGACGATGTAGAAAACTCGACAGTAGAATTTATTGCGCACGGACAGCCTATTGATGTTACAGAGGCAAAAATTGGACTGCCTGTTGAAATGCAAATTGAATTAATGCCTAACAATCCTCCAACTGGCGGAAGCGCAAAAGCTGGCAGCCTTGTATTTCCGCAGCACATACGAAATGTGACCTTTATGTTCAACAATACTATTGGTGGCTTCGTTGACGGCCAACCGATTGCATTGAAATCTTTAGACCAATTTAATCCTTTGGCTGGGCCATTATCTTTAGTCGGACCACCTGTTCCGGCCACTGGATTATTTAAAAAATCTTTAATGAAAGGGTGGAATGAATTTTTACGCGACCCGATAACAATTACTAGCAGTGACCCATTCGATATTCGGTTGATTGGCGTTTATTATAAGATTGAGGAGTAAAAATGGATCCATTAACTGGAATTTTATTAGGTATGCAAGCTGCCGGCATGGTAATGGATTACACCTCAACCAGAAGACAGCAAGGATTAATCCAAGCAGGACGTGATATTGAACAAGCACAATACGAAGCTAATCTTGAAGCCTTAAGAGCACAATATGCTCAAGACTCATTACAGTCTATGCGACAACTACGACAAAACATCGGTACTCAAATTGCCGTACAAGCAGCTAGAGGAACAAGTTCTGCTGCTGGAACTGCTGTTGCCTTAAGAGGCGCATCAATGCAAGCTTACTCTGCTGATGAGCAAGTGAGACGAATGAATCAATTGGCTAAAGAAGCTGACCTTAGAGCTGGCAATGCATTGTCTGGATTGCATGCTTTATCAAGCCAAACTCAACTTGGCCAAGCAATGCAGCAAAGATTTTTAAACCTAATACCTTTATCAAGTCTTGCCGGTGGATTAACTAAAAAATCTGGTAAAACATCCTTTGGCATGACGGAGATTGCATAATGGCCCAAGAAATTCAAACGCTACAACCTCAAGAACG